TAACTCCTCTTGTATCATTGCCATCGCTTCTTTCAATCCAATGTGAAAGAACAAACTTTCTATTTGGATTTACATTGACTTTAAATCTAGTCAATAAATCTCTATTAATCAAAAATGTACTTCTTGAATCTTTGGTTGTAAGACCAATTGGCACATCTGTATAAAACTTGTTATTGAAAGTAAGATCAACCAATACTATTGGTCTTCTATCAACCTGATCTATTCTGGTTGCCTCTGAGTAACCCTCTAGTTTACTTGTAAATTTCTTACCATCTTTTTCCCATTTGACAGTTTTATTTGATATATCAAACTTATCAACTGTAAACATTGACGCTTGAGTACCATTACCTGTGTCGAACTTTGCTCTGACAGGTCCATAACCATCGATAGTAATTCTCTCATGAAACCCTGCCTCTTTTGTGAAAGAGTATTTTCTATGTACATCTTGGGTTAGATAATTAAATAGACCCTTAACAACACTATCAGGTGTTGTTTTTCCTATGTGTGATCTATCTCTCAATTTTGTATTATATAGAGCAAAGTTAGAACCTATGCCTGGTGATCCATTACATTCTAATACATAATAATTACCATTGACTATTGCGTGGTCAACACCAACCATATATGCACCTGTTGATCTAGCAGCGTCTAAGACAACCTTACGTTCATCATCTGATAGATTATAAGGTTCAGTTGTTGCTTCTCTATGTTTGTTGGATCTAAAATCTTTCTTAGCACTTATTCTTTTTGTTGACGCCAATACTCTGCCATCAATAACTATTGTACGAATATCAAAATCAAACTTCATATACTCTTGAATTAAAAGAGCAGCATTAAATTTCCATAGTGATTGTGCAACAGACACTAAACTTTTTTCAGATTCAATTAGTGATACACCAATACCTTGTGTACCTGTTAGTGTCTTCATGACCACAGGAAACTTACCACCTATTCTTTTGTGAGCATCCATCAAACTTTTTTCATTTGATATCATCGCTGTTCTAGGTGTGGGAATATTATCTCGTTCAAAAGCGATGTATGCTGACATCTTGTTATCACAAGTAAGCATACCATTTCTAGTATTAATCATAAACGCACCAGCATTTTCAAATGTAGATAATAATGCTAGACCAGTCTCATCTTCAAGAACACCAGCACGAGCAAAACAAATTGTCTTTGATAACTCGAACTCTGCTTCTCTATCTTCGCCATCTATGTTTGATACAAATAAGGTACCTTTTTCTAAATCATTTTTAGATACCCATGCTTCAGACGTGTTAATAATGTAGCAAGGAATATTTCTTCTCTCACATTCCTTCTCTATCATTTTACTAACAACATTCTTGCTGTCAGCGTCTACCTTTGTTAAGATAGCAACCTGTATCTCGCTTCTCTGTACCTTCTCAGAGATAAACTCTCTAAACTTTGGTGCCTTCATCTATTTTTTTACCTATATTATATTTTGCTTGAAGGTCCCACTCGTTCTTTTCTTTGAAACTTAAAACTTTAATTTGTGATAATGGTGCTTTCTTCTCAGCAACTTCTTTGTTTAATATAGCGATCAATCCCCAATCACTTAGTAATTGAGCAATTGTATTTCTTCTCTCAGCGTCATTGTCAGAAAAGTTTGCTTCTTTACCATCTAAAGCAAATAACTCTTTGAAATGCACTATGAAATATCTTCCTTGTTTATGTAATATGTGGCAAGATTGAAATAGTTTTTTATCTTTTCTGGATGCCACTCCTATTCTAGTAAGAGTCTCCCTGACTTTTAGAAAGTCATCGGGTTCTTTCAGTTGTACTTCTAACATCTTTTCTGGATGCCAGAGATTATCTAATTCGTTCATTTGGTCCCACCCTTATATAATTTTTCCTTAATCATTTTTATCTGATCTTTGGTGAGTATATCAAGAGCGGACTTTGCTTTATCATTACTATATCCATAATACTCTTTTACACACTCAATATTTCTTAACTTACTCGCTCTCAAAAAAGGACTAAACCTTTTCTTTGATCTAATACTATTTAGTAGAAACTGAAATTGTATATCCTTATCTAGGAAATGATAGTAATTTATTGTGCTAACAAGATTAATACAATCTCTGAAACCAGATAGTATCTTATTAACTATAAAGGCAGGGTATTTCTTTTGCCATAATTTATCTTCAGACTTCATCAAGTCTTTTTTAGTAAAGTTTATAGCATTAAGATAATCTTTTAATTCATAACTCATTTGAACTTGACCCGATCCATCATCTCAGTTAAACAAGCAACTAGATTGATCTCCTGGTCAGCAACAAACGCTGACTTGTATTGATAGTCAGCAATAATTAAAATAGCAATAGGTATTGTAGATGGTTCTAGACTTTGATATAATGTATCATATATCTTTCTAAAAATTTTAACAGGATCATTGTCTAGGTTTTGCACAACCCATTTTCTCATGTCGCTAAACTCTTTGTTCTTTAGATGTGTTAGCAATGATTTTAGATTTTCATCTGATACGTTTACTAGAATACCAGCGTCTATTGTACCACTTACAGAATATCTTTGTAATTCATTTATTAGTTTTCTGAAATCAGGAAAATGTTTCTTGATTAATTCAGCGATAACCTTTTCGTCATAACTAATATTCTGCTCTTTTAAAATATAAATTGCTCTCTCAAATAATTTACTTGCAAGTTTAGGTTTATCCTTAGGGTTAACTCTAAATTCAATGTTTGAGAATCTACTATGTATTGGTTCAATCAATCTATTCTTAAAATTACAAGTAAGAATAAATCTACAATTAGCATGAAACTCCTCAATGAAACCTCTTAATGCAGGTTGTGTCGATTGTGGATTTAGATAATCTGCCTCGTCTAAGATTACAACTTTTTTACCACCAGATAGTGATACGGTTGAAGCAAAGTTTTTAATCTTATTTCTTAGAACATCAATACCACCTTCTTCAGAACCGTTAATCATTAACCAGTCACAATTCATTTCTTCACATATTGCTTTTGCAACTGTGGTCTTACCTATGCCTGGTGTGCCTGATAATAATAGATTAGATAACTCACCCTTTTTTACAAAAGACTTGAATAGTGTTTTTAAAGAATCAGGTAATATACAATCATCAATAGTCTTTGGTCGATATTGCTCGACCCACAAAAAATCTGTATTCATTACAGACCTACTTTGTTATTGTACTATCTGGTTCTAAAGCAATCCAATATTCAACTGGTAACTTTTTATTCTTAAAATGTGAGATTGATTTTGAGGATACTGCAACATCATAATCACCTTCCATCATTTTCATATTCTCTACTTTGAAATAGAAAGTATAATCTGCTGTAGCGTTTTCGCCAACAACGATCTCATGAGAGTTTGCTGTATCATTCTTTTTATCACAAACTTTAAGAACAATATCACCACCCTTTGTTCCGACTAATGCTAAGTCAGGAGATTTTAATATAGCAGCCATCTTTAACAACTCTTTATATTTTGCTGATGTTAAAGTAAAGTTTACATCTGCCTCTGGCATATTAACTTCTTTTGTTGGTGATACTATAACAGATGGATCAGAGTACCAATACGTTGTACCACGTTTTGAACCCTCTGGAGTTATTAGCATATTCTTATCTTTTAGAGATACTTCAGGTTTACTAAATCCTGATACTACTGATAAAAATTCATTAAGATCATATATACCAAATTCTTTTGTAAATTGATCTGATACTTTTGCCTTTGCAAAAATATTTCTCATTGTTGAGATTGTTGACAACTCATCACCTTCTTTAATCAGAATATTAGTATTAATACCTGCGAAGTTTTTTAGAGTTTCGATTGTGTTTTGATTTAATTTCATAATATATCTTCTTTCACTTTATTAATTGTTATAATATAATTATACTTTATCACGATAGGTAAGTCAAGCAGGTGGCGAAAATAATTCGCCACCATCTATTAATCAATTACTTGATGTCAATTGTTCGAGGTTTCTTTTCCTCTGGTACGATTTTCTCCAAATCAATCAAAAGCATTCCGTCTTTAAGTTCCGCACCAATTACTTTGATATCATCTGCCAAAGTAAATGATCTCTTGAAACTTCTTTTTGAAATGCCTCTATGTAGAGATTCCTTCTCGTCCTTTTTATCACTCTCAACTGATTTAATAGTCAATTGATTATCAGCATATTCTATGTTGATGTCGTTCTTACTGAAACCAGCAAGTGCTACCTCAATCTGATAATTCAGGTCGTCTATTTTGTTGATGTTGTAAGGTGGATATGTTACCTGTTTATACTCTAATGTATTGTTAAAGTGATCGAATAGGTCATCAAATCCTACTGAGAATGGACGTAAATCGTTCCATATAGATAGTCTATTTACCATTTTGCTTCTCCTTTATTAAGCGAGTTAATGTTTTGATACCTCTAGTGAGCGTATCAGTATTATTTATATTGGTAGTGGTAGGTCTCACCCACTTTTACCCTAACGAGTCTTACCTCGCATATCACCATAGACATGTGGTGGCATATCGTAGTGCTACAAAGACCAATGGACCAATGTGATAGTTTTTTTTATCACGGAGTAAAACTATCAAACATCACCGAATTAGGTGTCTCTGCGGAAGACACTCTACCTCTTATAATGTAAGGACTTACGAGCAGCCTTACATTACTATTTATACGATCAATTACGCTGAGTAAGCGTATTTAAATGGACCGTATAATTTTCTAATACCAGCAGCGATAATAGATTTAGTAGGTGTTCCTAGTCTATATGACGTACCTTTGTCGGTCTTGTTAATATAAACCATGTTACCTTCTGATCTTAATTGATCTATCATTGCTCTTGGCGATGTAAGGTCAAATTTGTTTCTTAGAGTTTTCCAAGTCACAGACTCACCTTTTGAAAGTAAATTTAATACTTTTACTTTTTTAGATAATGTTTTTCTTGCCATTATATTTTCCTCTTTTTCTTTTAGTTGTTTCAAATTAAACATACGAGATATTAACAACTTAAAATATCTCATAATTCTCCTTTCAGCGCTTTTAGTTTACGATCCTTAATGTGTCTTCGTATACCTTCTTTTTTCTTCTCACGCTTTATCTCAGATGGTTTCTGATAGTATTGTCTTTGTTTTAACTCTCTCATCATACCATCTTTAGTTAATTTCTTTTTTAAGACTCTTAGTGCCTTTTCTACGTTATTATTTCTTACCTCTATTGTTATTGCCATATTAGTCTTTAAATTCTATCTCGGTTACATCTTGAACCCAAGCAGCAGGTATTGTTGATACGTTACCAACTGTAAGTGTTCCGTCTTCATCATCTACAATATAATCTGTAAATATTATAATTTTTTCTTTAGTCTGAAGCAGTTTATATCCTAATGATACAGGTCTAGCA